ATTTATCCTGTTTCCAGTTAAAATAACTAATGCGTTAGGGTTAAAACCTGGATCCGCAAAAGGTGCTGATGCAAACGACGTTCCGCCAAAAAACATAATATAATCCTTATAAAGGAGACAGTGAGGTATGTGGTGGAGTCACTGTCCCCATCATAAGGTTATATCATCGCTTAAACCAAGATGGAAGTCCTAAATGTGGTCTTCTATCAAATAGATTTTCTTTTGATCCTTTGGTTTTAGTGTTGTTATAATGAAGAAATACTTGAGCACAGTCTTTACCTTTGAAGGGTTCTCTCCAATGCTCTAATATATTTCCTTTATAAACCAACATATCTCCTGGATTAAGATTTACGGATATACCTTTCATTCCTTCTTTTTCAGAAGGCTCTATGAAGATAGGCCATTTGTCTCCACCAAGATTTAGTGTTGTAGATATCTCACAAGAGAATCTATCTTTGTGACGTTTAAGTTCATCACCTGGTTTATAAATTCTTGCATAAGTATAATTAGGTGTTAGTTTTAATTTTGTAGTTTTTTCCATAACAGGTTGAAGCTTTAACATTAAAGTTTCAAAAGCTATGTTTGAATATTGAGAATAAGTATTTGGTATTTGTTCATCTTGTCCTTCATAATAACCAATCATGGTTTCAAAAGGTGAAATGTATCTTTCCTTTATACAAGTATCATATACCTGTTTTTGCATTGAGAAATAATTATAGAGAAAGATAGCTAGATCTTTTGAGATTGCTTCTTCAATGACACAAAAGTTATCTTTCTTAAAATTATACTTTTTAGACATATTATTAAAAATAGTTAAAGTTTAAGGTTAATCTAAATTTTTCATCAGTACAATTTGTACCAAAATGTGGGCTATCATTTTCAAATAAAACAATTTTATTTTCAATAGATGTTATTTTTTCATTTTTAATCATTGTATATCCATTGTTTGTATTCATATAAAATATAGCTATTTTACATTTAAATGTTTGATCTTTATGTTTTTCTTGTTCTGAAATATTATCGGTTCTTGGGTATAAATTAGCTTTAATTCTAACTAAAGATTTTACATCTAGTTTTTTTATTAAAGGATCCATTAAATAAAAAAAATCTGAGTTTATTTGATTATCAATGTAAAAAGTATGTCCTAAATGAAAATTTTCATTTTTTTGTTTTTTTACAGATTGATTTATAAAATACCAAGGAAATTTATTTGAAGACAATTCATTTTTTAAATGCAAACAATCTTTTAAATTTAAAAAATTTTCTTTTACTTTAAACATTCTTAGCCATCTCTTTTAAGATTGCTGATATACAAATATGAATAAATCTAAATGGTTTCTTACCATAATCTACTGCATATTCGTGTTCCATGTACCCTGGAAATATAATCAAGGTTCCAGGATTAGGTTTAAAGTGAACTAATTCTGTTCCATGAAAAATACCATTACCAGGTTTCATCTTTAATTTAGTTGCACGTGCACCTGTTCTTGGTTCGTGAAAAATAGGAAAAGATGTATCAGGTCCACATTTTAAAAAGTAAAATGCATTGACGTGCGTGTTCCAATGAATATGTGCTGAATGATTTCCACCACCTTTTGATGCAAATTCTTGCACCCAACTTTGTTCATAAAATGTTTGATACAAACTCATATCAAATCCTTGCCAATCTAAAAATTCCCAACACTTCTGACCAACATAATTATGAAAGTCTCTAAATTTAGAGTCAACTGTTAATGGTGTTGAGTGATGAGCAATTCCAAAATCACCAAATTTTTTAATGTGATCTTTGTTTCTTTTCTTTGCTTCCTTGATATAAGGATCGCTTGCCTTGTTTAGTGATTTAATGAATTCAGGTTTTTCCTCAATCCATATGGGTGTTTTAAAGTATTCTAGTATTTGCATATTATTTAAATGGATATCCAAGGTTCCATATAACCAATGAATATCTAGTTCCTCTTGTTACGGGTTGTACTCGATGCCAAACAAATGAAGGGAATACTACGATCGAGCCTTTAGGTAATATTTCCTTTGAGGTGATAACGTGTTTGTCTTCATCTCTCATATGAGGATCATAAGATCTTGTATCAAATTGAAGTTCACCACCACTATATTCAGAACTGTCAGTTAACTGACAAGTTACAGAAAGCTTTCTAATCATTCCTTTTTCAGGGCCTTCTTTTTCATAAGGCTTGTCCCATGAATCACAATGCCAATCATAATATTGATTATGTTTATATTTTGTAAATTGACACGATTCAGATCTTAACCAATCAAAATTCCAACCAGCATTTTTATTGGCTTTATTTACATAAGGATGTATTTCTTTATAAATCCAAGTATCATTTAGCCAAACTAAATCTGATTTTCTTTTTCTCTGCATGTTTAAAACTTGTTCTTGTGTTAATTCTTTGTCACCAAATCCACCCGTTCTTGCCATCGTTTCTTCTTTAGACAAAGCATATTTAATAACTTCATCACAAAATTTTGGAGTTAATGCAGATTTAAAAGCCCAATAATGGTTAGATATATTCATAAGTAATGGTTTGAATAAAATTTAATTGATCACTTTTATTAGGTGAGATGTAATACATTTGCGTTGCTGGAAACATAACAAAGGTATTATTGTTAATAGGTATGTCCCAAGATCTTCCTGCTCTTCTGTTATCATCAAAATGGATTCTGACAAAACAAGAATTTTTTGCAATTTTAACTCCATATAAAAATACAAAGTCAGGTGAGTTTCTTAAATCAACAGGATCAACTTGTTTTAAAGGAAGAGAAGATTGATTTGGTTTATACATATCTCCCCATGTTTTTTTATTTATCAAAGAAAAACCGTATTCTAAATTAATATGATCTCTCATATAAGTATTAAGCATGTCCCATTTTCTAGAGAATGGAAATTCCTTGTTAAATAAATTTTGAGTTAAAATATCTTGTGCAAGTTTTTCTCTATCAATATCCCAATACTTTGGCATATCAATAGTGCCGTGATACAGTGCTATTTCTGACAATACTTTCTTTTGCATACCTATAGGTATGTAATATTTTATTAAAGATAAGTCAAGTACTAGGCTAAAGAATTAGATAAATCCCAAGACTGACCATCTTCATTCCAAGAGTAAACCCATCTATGAGTTCCAGCTGTATTTTGATCTTGTTGTTCTTGAGTTAAAGCAGGTGCATCACCGATTGGAGATTTCCAAGATGCAGTTGCAATATGTTTTACCCATGAAGCATATGGTTTTTTAGGCCAGAAGATTTGATCATCTTCATCCCAAGTATAACCAATACCAGCGTAATTACCTCTGAAAGGTGTTCCGCCATTTTTGTGTTGTCCGCCAGATGTGTTGTAAGAAGTTTGAATCCACATTTGTGCAGGCCAGTTATTGTGCCTTTCCAAATATTGTTGACCTACTGCTTCGTCTTCAACTCCATCAGCGTTAAGCATATCTTTGTTATCAAGTGTTAATACTTGAATAACTTTTCCGTTTGCTCCTAGTTTTGCGAAATGTGCCATAATTGTCTCCTATTATATTTTAGTTTTTGTTAATTGTAAATCCATAATTTTTATTGGAATTTGTATCTTATTAATACTATTCCTGATCCTCCTGCGCCACCTCCAGAAGTACAAGGAGCTGTTGATGTATTTCCCCCTCCTCCAGCTCCACCTCCTGTATTAACAGTTCCCGCTCCTCCAGCTACTGGTATTGTATTAGAACCAGCTCCACCTCCACCTGATCCACCTGTTCCACCTGATCCTGGTCCGTTTATTCCACCTCCACCTCCACCTGCAAAATATCTACCAGGTGCTGGTCCTGGTGTACCATAAGATGGACTTGTTGGTCCAAAGAATGTTGTAGCTATTGGAGAACCTACACCTCCAGCTCCACCTGAACTTGGTGCATTTCCACCTACAGCCCCTGCTCCACCTCCTCCACCACCAGCATAAGGAGGACCCTCATAACCTAGTCCTCCATTATTTCCTTGAGGTGGACTTGTTGGAGGTGTATTTCCTGTTCCATTATTAGCTGGAGAAGTAGTCCTTGAACCACCACCACCTGATCCACCTGGTGAAGCTCCTACTCCACCTGGAGCAGGTGTAGGAGAATTGTTATTATTTGTAGCTCCTTTACCTCCACCAGTTGATGTAATAGTTGAAAATATAGATGGATTTCCAGATGTTTGACTAGTTTGGCTAACTGGAATACAAGGTCCAGTACCTGAACCAGCTCCACCTGATCCTACTGTAATTGGATAACCTTGTACTGAAACTGGTAAACCTGCTGTTGTTGGACTTGGAAAGTTTTGTCTAAAACCTCCAGCTCCACCTCCACCTCCAGCAAAACCACCTCCTCCACCACCCGCCGCTACTACTACATATTCTACTGAATTTGATCCTGCTGGAGTTCCAGCATTAGTTACTGTAAAAGTGCCTGGTCCTGTAAATACGTGAGTTTTAAAATCTCCACATGTTAAAATTGTTCCACCTGTTGCTGCTACGAATGGGGGAATTCCCGTCACATCTAAAGTAGCATCAGTAATATCTTTCCATCCTCTTGTTGAATCTATATAAAGTAAAGTAACAGATACACCATTAGTTGTAATTTCAACATTTTCATTTACACCATTAATTTTATCTGTTCCATTTGGATCAATAGTTATGTTATTTGTCGCTGCTGTATTTGCATAATCTGAAATTGCAACAATAGATCCTGCAGATCCAGCTGGTAAATTTACTGTTATTGCACCTGATGTTGTATCAACAAAATATCCAATACCCGATACGGCTGTGACTGTTGTAGTTTTAGGTGTGGTATCCCAACTAACCGCACCTGTTGGACCAAAGCCTGTAGCCGTACCGTTGTTCGTGAGTGTTACACCACTCGGAATGATAAATGTATCTCCGCTATCTCCTAATGTAACTGTTGTACATGTTTGTTTAGGACTAATTTTATTTACTTTTATTTCACTCATAATTTACCTATTGAAATTTATACCTTATTATTACGATTCCGCTACCGCCAGCGCCACTTGTTAATGCAGCTCCAGGAGGATTAGTATGAGCTGATCCACCTCCACCACCACCAGTATTTGCTGTTCCAGCATCTCCTACAGCTGAAGAACTAGGTGTAGCTTGACCTCCATTTCCTCCACCACCAGATCCACCTGTACCTGCAGGTGCAGCTAATCTTGAACCACCTCCACCACCACCACCTCTTGTTGTAGGTGTTCCATTAATTGAAGATGTTGCTCCTGCTCCACCATTACCACCACCAGGTGCTACACCATTACTTCCAATAACAGTTGCTCCTCCACCACCACCGCCACTGTTATTTGGACCACAGAAATAACCAATTCCACCACTATTACCTTGAGGTGGACTTGTTGGTGGTGTGTTTCCTGTTCCAGCTGTCATACAAGTAAATGATCCTGATCCTCCTCCTGATCCACCTGGTTTACCATTTGAAAAAGTAACTGTATAACCAGCTCCACCTCCTCCACCTCCAGTAGAAGTTATTGTACTAAAAATTGAAGTTGATCCTGGATTACCAGAATATTCTGGAGAAGGTACAGCTGGTCCTGCTCCACCTGCTCCAACTGTAATTGGATATGATGTTGCAGTAACTGGTAAAGCAGTTGTTGCTAAAGGAGAAGCTGTATAAGAACCTGGATTATAACCTTCTCTAAATCCTCCTGCTCCGCCACCACCTCCTGCACTCCCTGTGCCATAACAACCACCACCTGCACCACCTCCACCTACTACTATATAATCAACTGAATCTGATCCAGAAGGATTACCTACTGAACAAACTGTAAATGTTCCTGGACCTGTAAATGTGTGAATTTTATAATCTCCACAACAAGTTACTGTTCCACCTGTTGCTGTTATATATTCAGCACCTGTGTTGTCTGTATTTGTTGAATCATTTGTTAAAACCCAACCTCTAGTTCCATCTACATAAATAAAAGTTAAAAAATCTCCATCTGTACTATAAATTATAGTATTAGTATCTGTTCCTCCTCCAATAGGAGAACCATTTCTATTAACCGTTAGATTATTTGTTGCAAAAGTATATGCATAATCTTTAACACTAACAATATCTCCAGCCGAAGGTGTTGCAGGTAATGTCATTGTAATAGCTCCTGAAGTTGTATTAACAAAATAACCATTCCCACTCACTGCTGTGAATGATGCTGTTTTAGCTGTTGTATCCCAGTTTACTGTTCCCGTTCTACCGAATCCTGTTTGATTTGCTCCACATGCAAGTTGAATGGTATCTCCACTCGCACCGAGAGTAATCGTTGTGCTACACTTGTTAACGATGTTAGCACCGCATTGATTTTGAATATTGTTTACTTTAATTGTACTTGCCATAATTATTGATATTTATACCTTATTATTACGATTCCGCTACCGCCTGAACCAGAAGATGCTGGACCAGATCCACCGCCACCACCTCCACCTCCACCAGTATTTGTTGTTCCTGATGTAGCTGGTGAAGCAGTAGGTGTTGAACTACCAGCTCCACCACCGCCAGCTCCTCCTGATCCAACAGCAGCAGGTATGTGTTCTGTACCACTACCTCCACCGCCAGAAAAATATCTTACACCACAAACTGGTCCTGGTGTACCAGCACATCCTACAGCAAAACTAGGAGAAACATATGAACCATCTCCACCATCACCAACTCCTGGAGGAGAAGCTGGAGCAGGATTACCTACTTGACCAGCACCACCTCCTCCACCACCAGAATAAGGGGGACCATAAGGAGTATGTCCTGTACCACCATTATTTCCTTGAGGTGGACTTGTTGGAGGTGTATTTCCTGTTCCTGCTCCATTACTAGGTTGAGGAGGATTTACAACTGCACCTCCACCACCTGAACCTCCATTTCCTCCTATATTACCACTACAACCACCATTACTTCCACCTCCTCCTCCGCCTGCTGATGTAATAGTCGAAAATATTGAAGATGAACCAGGATTAATAGGTTTTGGAGGTGCATTAACAAAACCTGCTCCACCACCACCAACTGTAATTGGATATGTTGTTGCTGAAACTGGTAATCCTGTAGGACTTGCTAAAGGTGAAGTTGTAGGTGCTGGCATACTAGTTGAATTAGACATTCTAAATCCACCTCCGCCACCTCCGCCACCACCATTATTACCGCCTGCTCCTCCGCCAGCAACGACTAAATAATCTACTGTATCTGATCCAAAAGGATTTCCTGCACAAGAAACACAGAATGTTCCTGGACCTGTAAAAGTATGAATTTTGTAATCTCCACAACAAGTAACTGTTCCACCTGTTGCTGTTACATATAAAGGATTTACTTCTTGAGATGTATCTGTTGAGTCATTAACTACCAACCAACCTTTTGTACCATCTACATATATAAAAGTTTTTGAAGTACCATTTGTACTATAAGTAGGATTAATTGGTCCATCTACCCCACCAATTGGTGAACCATTACCATCTACTGTTAAATTATTTGTTGCGAATGTGAATGCGTAATCTTTAAATGCTACAATATCTCCTGCAGAAGGTGTTGCAGGGAGAGTTAAAGTTATTGCCGCTGAAGTCGTATTTACAAAATATCCTGTTCCACTAACAGCAGTAAAGTTCGCTGTTTTAGCTGTTGTGTCCCAATCAACAGTTCCAGTTCTACCAAAACCAGATTGTGTAGCACCAGCTGCTAATGAAACAGTTGCACCGCATCTACCTAATGTTACTGTGTTTGCATCTATGTTAACCGTCTGACCTGCTCCACATCCAACTGTTAAAGTTGTTCCGCACTGTGGTCCTATTTGATTAACTTCTATTTTACTCATTTAAATTATTACCAATGTTCCTG